ACACTGTCCTGTGTGTAATCACTACCTGGATTTGACGTATAAATAGTATTATATCATGAAAGGAATTATATTATGGACGTACAAGAAATACTTGAAATGTGGAAGGAAGATTGTCAAATTGATCAGTTCAAATTAGATGATGCTACTATAAAAATTGCAAGTCTTCACTCAAAATACTTAGGGCTAATTACAGTAGCCAAAATCAAGAAGAAAGATAAAGACCTTAAATTCAAAATGCTACTTAAAGATAAGTGGTTATACTACAACGGTAAAATGAATAAGGGACAAATGGATATGAGGTCTTGGGACTATGATCCGTTTAATGGTTTAAACAAACCTCTTAAAGGTGATATGAATTACTACTATGATGCTGATGCTGATATTCAAAAGAGCCAAGCTGAGATTGAGTATATGCAAACACTTATAGATACCCTTAAGGAAATCATGGATACTATAAGATGGAGACATCAGAGTATTAGCAATATCATCAAGTGGAGAAGTTTCGAAGCGGGCGTGTAATGGAAATCAAGATAGCGGTAAAGAATAATGCATTTCTAACAGTAGATTGTGAGGATAAAGGTATTCTTCATGAATTGGGTGAATTCTTTACGTTCTATGTTCCTGGATACAAATATATGAATGCATTCCGCAATAAGATGTGGGATGGTAAGATTCGCTTACTCGATATGCGAAGCCAAACAATATATGCGGGGTTATATCAATACATTAAGGAGTTTGCTGATGAGCGAAATTACTATATTACTATCGATGATTCTAATTCACATTACTACGATAGACCTGACATCCATCATGATGACAATGTAGATTGGATTGATGCTCTTCCATTATCTTCTGGCGGTAAGAAGATTACTCCAAGAGATTATCAAAAAGAAGCTGTAAGCTATGCATTACGTCATAGGAGGGGTTTACTTATATCTCCAACTGCTTCCGGAAAGTCCTTAGTAATCTACCTTGCCATTCGTTACTTTTTAGAGTATAATAAGAAGAAGGTATTATTGATTGTACCAACCACTTCCCTTGTTAAACAAATGTATGGTGACTTTGAAGACTACTCTCAATTCGATGACACATTTGATGTGGAACAATGCCATCAGATTATGGCAGGTTGTGATAAGAACGATAAATCAAAAGACATATACATTAGTACATGGCAGTCAATCTATAAGATGCCTTCTGATTACTTTCAACAATTTGGTATGGTTATTGGTGATGAAGCCCACAATTTTAAAGCTAAATCGTTGACTTCTATCCTAACTAAGTGTACACAAGCTGCGTATCGTTTCGGTCTAACAGGGACATTGGATGGCACTCAAACGCATAAACTAGTTCTTGAAGGATTGTTTGGACCGATAAAAAATATTACTACTACAAAGGCTTTAATGGATGCGGATTATTTAGCTGATTTAGATATCTCTGTATTGCTATTGAAGTGGCCAGTTGAATTGAGAAAGCAATTAACAAAGATTAAGTATCAAGATGAAATGAATGAGATTGTATCATACTTCCCGCGCAATAAATTTATTAGAAACTTAGCATTGGATCAAGATGGTAATACCCTTGTATTGTATCAGTTTGTTGAGAAGCATGGTAAGCCATTACATGAAATGATATTAAAGAAGGCTCATAAGAATAGAAAGATATTCTTTGTATCTGGTAATACTGATGCTGAGTCAAGAGAAGATATACGTAAGATTACAGAGAAAGAAAATGGTGCAATTATTGTAGCATCTCTTGGTACATTCTCTACTGGTATTAACATTAAGAACCTGCATAACATTATCTTTGCTTCTCCAAGTAAGAGTCAGATTAGAATCTTACAAAGTATAGGACGTGGATTACGTAAGAGTGATGATGGAAGAGTTACGAAGATATTTGATATTGCAGATGATATTCATTGGAAGAAACGTAAGAATTATACCTTGAATCATGCAGCAGAACGAATTAAACTGTATGCAAAGGAACGCTTTAAATATAAAATCTACGAGATAGAAATATGATAAATAACTATATGGATGATGAACTTTCGTTGTCGTTAGACAATATTAATGTTAGATACTTTAAACTCATGAATGGTGAGTCTATAATTTCGTATGTACGGGATGATATAGATTCAATTGAACCAGTAATTCATTTAGAAGAACCAATGGTAGTATCAATGGATCCAAGTAAGCAATTTACACTTTCTAAGTGGTTACCATTCTCTGATAATGTAGTTCATAAATTAGATGTGTATAATGTTATTATGGAAACTAATGTAAGTGATGATGTTAAAGCACACTACCTTAAGATTATTCTTGATGGACAAGATGAAGAAGAGATAGAACTAACTCCTGGTGTAACTCAATCTAAAGCATTACACTAATTACCCTCCTTATCCAGGGCTCCCATAACTTAATTATATTATACACCATTTCCCACCAAAGGTCAACAGTAAATAGTAATTAAATATGCTGTTGACTTCTCCTCGTAATTAAGGTATAATATACTTAATATTAAAATAAAACATGCAGGAGCATTATGTCAGAAGACAAACCCGAAAAGATTAAACCAAGAGATAAACCCCATTATGTCAATAATAGAGATTTCTCATACGCAGTAGTAGATTATGTAAAGGATGCAGCAGATGCTAATGAAAAGGGAGAGATCAATCCAGTAGTAACAGATTACATTGCTACATGTTTTATGAAGATATGTGAAGGGTTAAGTCATAAACCTAACTTTGTACGATATACATATCGAGATGAAATGGTAATGGATGGTGTAGAGAATTGTCTTAAAGCAATCCACAATTATAATATCGATGCAGCAACCAGAACAGGTAAGCCTAATGCATTTTCATACTTCACTCAAATAGCATACTTTGCGTTCATTCGTAGAATTACTAAAGAGAAGAAACAAGCAGATATCAAATTCAAATTTATGGCACAAGCAGATGTTGAATCATTCATGTGTGGCATTGATGTGAATAGTCCAGTTGATCAATCCTTTATAGATACGTTAAGAGAGAAAATCTCTAAGGTGCATATGAAAGATGATGCTGTTAAAGAATTTGCAAAACAAGATAAAATTAAAGAAGAAGCAAAAAAGAAAGGATTGGAGCTATTTGTATGAGAGTATTACATAAGAATGTGTTGATTGAACAGATTGAGATTGAAAAAGAAACCGTAACAGACTCAGGGTTAATTTTAACAGGAACATCTGAAGAAGGAATGTTCCAAAAGGCTAAGATTATCTCAGTTGGAGATAAAGTTGAAAGCGCTATGAAACCAGGTGATATTGCATTAGTATTAAAGGGTTCAGCTCAAGCAGTTAAGGGAGATGATGGGATAGAGTACCTACTTGTTGCTGATAGCAACATTGCAGCTATTCTGTAATGAAAATAGGGATTGTAGGTTACGGTGTTCTAGGTAGAGCTGTATATGATGCTTTAAAGAATCATCATGATCTATTGATTATTGATCCGCCAGCTGGATATGGAGTTGGTATGCAATTTGGTTTAGATGGTTATATATTATGCTTACCTACTCCTCAAGGAGATGATGGAGAGTGTGATTACTCTTTAGTTGAGTTCTATTTAGATCATATATCCAATTATGACTACCCCACTAAAATTTTAGTTAAGAGTACTGTACCTCCAATTGATCTATGTGGGTTAGAGGAATTATATGATTTCACATATTCCCCAGAATTCCTAAGAGCTGAAAGTAGCATTGAAGATTTTAAACAACAAGACTTTGCTATATTCGCAGGTCACAATCCTGAATTCTGGTTTAAGTTATTAGCTAATGCTGACGTTGAATTCGAGCAGGTTAAGTTTACTACTATACGTACAGCTGCCTATATCAAGTATGCTATTAATACGTTTCTTGCAACTAAGGTAACATTCTTCAATGAATTAGAAGCTTTGTTTGCAGGTGATTTCCTTGAACTAACTAATTGTATATCATTAGATTCACGTATAGGTGATAGTCATATGCAAGTACCTGGTCCTGATGGAAGAAGGGGATATGGTGGTATGTGCTTCCCTAAAGACACTAAGGCATTTGCTAAATATGCTAGGGATCAAGGTAAGCCATTAGAGCTTTTAGAGAAGGCAATTGAAATAAACGAGAAGATACGATGATAGGATTTACATGCAGCTCATTTGATCTATTACATGCAGGACATGTTGAGATGTTGAAAGAGTGTAAAGAGAATTGTGATAAACTAATTGTAGGATTGAATACTAATCCGATTAAACATGGCAAGTATCCAGTGCAGAATGTTGTAGAGCGATACTCCCAGTTATCTGCTATTAAGTATGTTGATGAGATTATTCCTTATGCAACTGAAGCTGATTTAAGAGATCTGCTTAATCTATACCATATTGATATTAGATTTATTGGTGAAGATTATAAAGGGCGAGAGTTCACTGGTGATGATTTACCAATTGAAATCTTCTTCAATTCCAGACAACATGGATTCTCCACCAGTATATTAAAAGATAGAGTTATAAATCAGAAAGAAATCCTTGACGGGAATACAATTAAAGATACTGACACTTATAGGCTAATTGATAATACAACCCTTAATGAACTAACAGTATCAACTACAACATTACATCCTGATAAATCAACACGGGGTCATAGTCACGACAATCAAGAAGAAGTATATCATTTTCTATCAGGAGTTGGATTAATGTTAATCGATGATAATGAATACTATGCAGAAGCTGGTAAAACATTTACCATTTCCGCCGGGCAATTTCATAAAGTAACTAACACAAGTCATCATGATGACCTAGCATTCTTTTGTGTATTTTCAGGAGGAAGAAACCATTAATATTTTAATGACAGGAAGTGATGGATACATAGGTTCACATCTAAAAGTAGTTTTACGAGATAATGGATATCATGTTAATGAGTATCCAGGTGACGTTAGAGAAATTACAACAATGGCGTTTATTGATATTGATATGGTCATTCATTTGGCAGGTCAAGCGGGGGTTAGGGCATCATTTGATCAACCAGAATTCTATTATGACAACAATGTTAATGGATCTAAAGCAATATTCAAAGCAACATATAAGTTAGACCTCCCTATAATATACACATCATCATCTAATGCAGCCGAATGGTGGACTAATCCATATGCTACAACTAAAAAGATAATGGAAGAAATCGCTCCTTTCAATTCACTTGGTATAAGACCACACACAGTGTATCCTGGCAGAGAAGACATGTTGTACTGTAGATTGAAGAACGACGTTAATTCAGTTGGTTATATCAACGGAGAGCACACAAGAGACTTCACTCATATTGAAGATTTTTGCTCTGCCCTGTTGACTTTAGTGGAGAACTATAGTATAATAGATGATAAGGTAGTCGATATTGGAACTGGTAAACCTACAAGAACATTAGATGTAGCCAGGTCATTTGGGTGGGATGGAATAGTAAGATGGAATTCAACACCGAAAGAAAGAACGCATACCAAAGCTGATATAACATTATTAACCAAACTTGGATGGTCACCAAAACATGAAATTTGCAATACTAAATGATACACACTGTGGAGTAAGAAATTCGTCAGAAATCTTTATGGAATACCAAAGGAAGTTCTATGAAGATATATTCTTTCCGTATTGTAGAGATAATGATATCAAACAAGTAGTACACTTAGGTGATTACTACGACCATCGCAAGAACATTAATTTTAAAGCACTAAACTATAACAGACAGATATTCTTAGAGCCATTACGAGATAATGGTATGACTATGGATATCATTCCTGGTAACCATGATGTGTTTCATAAGAATACTAATGAGCTGTGTTCCCTTAAAGAGCTGTTAGGATACTATACATCTAATGTTAATATCTTCATGAAGCCAACTACTGTTACATATGATGGTGTTGATATTAACTTCCTACCATGGATCAATAAAGATAACTATGACACGTCTATGAGATTTGTTAGGGATAATGATGGTATCTTATTAGGTCATTTAGAGATAGAAGGATGTGAAGTATTGAAAGGATTCAAGAGTCCTCATGGAATGAGTTCTAAATTATTCAAACACTATGATACGGTATTGACAGGACACTATCACACAAAGAGCCAAAAACAAACTATTAGGTATTTGGGAAGTCAAATGGAGTTTACATGGAATGATGCCCATGATCCAAAACACTTTCACATTTTTGATACCGACACACTTGAGATAACTCCAGTGCTTAATCCAATCACCTTATTTGAAAAGGTACATTATAATGATAGTGCTAGAGACTATACTGATTATGATGTAACCCATTTAAAAGATAAATTCGTAAAGGTAATAGTTGATAAGAAGACTAATCCCTTTATGTTTGACAAATTTATTGATAAGATAGCAGTAATTAATACTCATGAACTAAAGATAGTTGAGAACTTCCAAGAGTTCTTAGGTGAGAATGTTAAGACTGATCTCGAGTCAATAGATAACACAACAGAGTTAATGAGTACATATGTCGATTCTGTATCAACAGATTTAGATAAGAATAAGATTAAAGTACTGATGAATTCACTATATAATGAAGCAATCAATGAGGAAATACAATAATGAAACACGAAAAAATTAAACTAGCAATGCTAACTACATTAATCGTAGGGGTATGGTTTATGTTCCCAGCAACAACATTAGCATCACACCACGAACGACACGCAGTAAGTACTCATCAATTTAATATTGATGATGCAATGAATAATAAGGATATAGTATTGCTAGCAATTGGTACTGCCGTATACTATAAAGAATACTGTGCAGGACTAACTAATATTGGTATGTCGTACCTCAATAAAGCTATTGCTAAACACAAGATAAATGTACACACAATGTCTAAAGAACAACAATATAAAGTTGGCTATAAACTAGCAGAAGGTTACCCAACATGCGGTAAGCTTAGATTTGCAATTTCAGATGCAGGTCTTGGAGCTATGATTCGATGATAGAGTTTGTATCGGTTGAATATAAGAATTTCTTATCAGCAGGTGCTAATTCAATTAAGATTGATTTAAACAGAGCTAAGTCAACTTTAATTGTAGGGCATAATGGCGCAGGTAAGTCATCTATATTAGACGCATTATCATTTGGTTTATTTGGTAAGCCACATAGAAGTGTATCTAAAGCTCAATTGATTAATTCAGTTAACCTTAAAGGTGCTGAAGTAGATGTCCAATTCAAAGTAGCAGGACATTCATTCGAAGTTAAAAGAGGTATTAAGCCTAATAAGTTTGAGATATGGCAGGACGGATCAATGATTGATCAAACGTCTAATGCCAGAGACTATCAGAAGTTCTTAGAACAGAACATTTTGAAACTCAACCATAAGTCATTCCACCAGATTGTAGTACTCGGATCATCTTCATTCATTCCGTTTATGCAATTACCTACTAACCATAGAAGGGAAGTAATCGAAGACTTATTAGATATTAATATTTTTAGTAAGATGAAGAATATCATTAAGGAGCGTTCTTCTTCTATTAGAAGTTTAGCTAAAGAAGAGAAATCATCACTTGATGTACATAAGGGTAAGTTTGATTACCAAGAGAAGTATATTAGGAAGATGGAGTCTTTAAATAAAGAAGCAGAGGAAGATGTTGAATCGACTAACAAGGGGATTGATGTTCAAATAACATCATTGATGAAAGAAGGCATTAGTTTAAACGATAGCCTTAGTTCATATACATCTAATGCTCAAGAACAACTTGCTGAACTTCAAGAGATTAGAGATAATCTGAGGTCACAAATGACAGAAGTCAAAGTAGCTATAGAACACACTACAGAAGAGCATATGTTTTATATGAACAATGATTCGTGTCCTACATGTACTCAAGATATTACTCAAGAGTTGAAAGATGATAGGGTAGCTACAATCAAAGATGGTGCTAAGATACTACTTAAAGCTCGTACTGAAGTTACTGATGAGCAGGAAGAGAATAGACTA